AATTCATGTTAAAGGGGTAGCGGTTTATGGCTAATGTACTCAAGTTTCAAGTTGTTGACCTGCCATCGGATATTACAGAGGAGCAACTTAGAAAGGCGTTTTTGAAAAAGTATTCGGGAGAGATTGTAAGTGTCAAGATTGACCGTCTATCACAGCAGGCTGCGGTTCAGCTGGTGTCTCAACTTTCGATTGCGCAAAGTTCTTTTCTTTCGAATGTGAGCTTTAGTGAGTTGCTTGGTTGACTATTTTTTTCTGTTTTCTATAAGCAGATCGGCTCTAACTTTTCGGCAAGCGCTAAAGATGCGCCGGAGTATTCAATGAACACTCCGGCGTTATCCGGCGGCTGAGCAGGACCATGTTTGTGCTCAGCGAGCGCAATATTCATCTGCTCCATCAGATCGATCACATCACACAGTACCTGCAACACGTTGACCGCCTCGGACCCCAAGTGGGTCTTGAGCGCGGTCAGCCGTTGTTCTGCCGCCACACTTTCGCGCCTACCCTGGATCTGCTCGCGCATGTCGCCACCCACAGTGGCGTTGTGCGTTTGCCCCACTACGAGATTTAAATCCCGCCCGGTAGCCATGTGCAGATCATCGACGGCCGCCAGGCTGGCAGACCCACCGGATAACAATTTCAGCGCGCCCAGCGCCTCGGTCTTTTTGATGCCACCGACCGTCTCGGTGCTGTGGTCGTCGACCTCGATGACGCTGTTCTGATAGCGCTCGGTGTTGTCCAGCGCTTCAACCTCGCGCTCACTGGCACGGTCGGTCATTTTGGCGTCCGTCTGTCGTGTCCAGTTGCCCTCGGCGTCGGCACGCTGTTGCACGGCCTCGCTGTGCTGCCAGAGCTGGTCGCCTTTGGGCACTTTTGGCAGGCTCAGGCTGTGCGGCAGGATCTGCAGGATGAATGGCTTGTGCGGCAAGCCGTAGGCGAAGCTGACCACGACGGTGGTGCCTTCTTCGGGGAAGGCATAAAACCCCATCTCGTTGCCACCGCCAGGCACTGGCAAGGCCACGCCGAGCAAGTGCGGCAGTTGTGGATCTGCCTCGCCGTCGGGGCCGAGCACTTCCAGGTCAACGCCATAGCGCGGGCGGAAGTCATCGCACAGACCGGCATCGGCCGGTGCGTCTGCAACCGCCAGTACACGCGCGAAGCGGGGCAGGTGATAGGCACCGACCAGCTCCGGGAACCGCCGCTCGATGATGCGGGTTACGGCGTCTTCCATTTCAGCACCATTTGCGTGCCGGTCAGCGTCACCGAGGTGATGCGCTGTCCGTGATTGAGGGTTGCGCCAGGGCGCAAGCCGGGGAGGGCGGCAATCTCGGCGCTCTGATTGCCTTGATAGGCGTCGAACAGCTCGACCGGCAGTTGTAGCGCCGGCCGGGAGCCCCAGTAGCTGTCGGCCCAGCTGCCCACGTACACCTCGCCGTCACCTTGCTGGTGCCAGACGAAGTCGGGAATGCCGAACACCTGAGCCAGACTGTCCAGCGCCTGAATGCCGCCGCCGAGCGAGTAGAAGTAAGGCGTTCTGACCTTGGCATAGGCCGTGTCCGGTACGCGAAAGCGCAGCCCGGTCAGGCGGCTGACCTCAACCAGCACCGCGCTCAGGTCTACATGTCGTAGCGCCATGGGCAGCGGGTAGTTGAGGATTGCCGCCACCTCGCGACAGAACAGCACCTGCTCTTGCTTGTTGGCCGTGGTGCTGCGCTCGATGTAACCGACAAAATGGCGCTGCAACGGTTTGTCGTTATAGCCCAGGTCGAGCGTGACCAGCCCGCGAAGCGTGGCCGCTGCCTTGACGGTAAAACTGGCCCGACCCGGGGTGCGCAAGTCCAGACGGACCTCGTCGCGGACCAGGTCAACCGGCTGGCCGTTGATGCTTAATACTTTGTGCAGCTTCATGGGGCAGGGGCCAGGTAGTCGTCGACGCGTTTCAGAATGCTTTCAAATCCGCTGAGCTCAGGCGCGGCGTCACCGGCCTTTGCTGAAGCCGATGGATGCGCGATCCCGCCGCCGGGCCCGCCTTGCTGGTGCACCTTGTTTCCAGGGCGCCGAGTCTCTACCCGCTCGGGGTTCGAGAGTTTTTCCATGAGCGTAAATTGCACACGCCATGCCGACAGGTTGTCATCCTCCCGTGCGCTGACGGTGTCGCTGAATTGCACCTGGCGAACGCCGAAGGCCTCGGCCGTGTCATTGACCAGCCGATAGGTTTTGAGCTGCCCGCTGTCGGCGGTGGCTTCTGCCAAGCGCATGATCTCGGTCAGGTGAGTCCGATCGCGGTAGGGGATCAGTAGAGCCACAGTGAGGGTTTTTGGCTTGAACCCCTTATGCGAGCTGGCGGTGTTGCTGGTCTGGCCGGACATGTCGCCGCTCTCGATCCGCAAATTGGCAGTCACCCTGAGCGACTTGCCGTTGACCTTCTGCCCGTCCAGCAGCAGTGTCATAGGCCCACCAGTTCCTGGACAAAGCTCAACCCTTCTTTCGGCCCGACCAGCATCAGGCCGGCGCTCAGCACCCATTCATGCCCTGGGGTAGGTCCGGTCAATAGGCCCCGGCGCAGCTCGGCCATGTTGCCGGGGCCGATCATGCGGGCGCGTGTTGCCATGTCCGGACTGGGGTTGGCCAACTGGTCCTGCAGATCCTTCAACTGCTGATCACGCGCAGTGCCCTGGGCAACCTTGCGCGCCGCCAAAGTGGACAGGTCCGCCAAGGGTGAACTGTCCGCCGTGTAGCTCTCCAACGACGACAGTTGGCCGGACAGCGATTGTCTGGCTGCTTTGGTGAGGGTGCAGCGCTCCAGCGGCAACGTGCCCCAACGCGGCAGCGGGCCGGCAGTGGGCAGTTCCCACTTTTCGGCTTCAAGGCGCGACAAGTGCCGAGCGCGCTTTTCAGCGCGGGTCAGTTCCGGTACCGGCATCAGCGCATTGAAGCGTGCCAGGGCGTTGGCCAACTGTTCGTAACCGGTGGCCAGGAACATCACCGCCAGCGCGTGCTGGTCGCCGTCGGCCCGAGGGGTGTTGGTGCCGTCCAAGAGTTTGTCGGCCAGTAACTGCACCAGATTGGGTGCCGACAGAAACCGTTGGTAACCGCGCCCCTGGCCGACGCCGCTTTGAAACGGGGTGATAGCAATACACGCGGGCGCTTGGCCCATCTGCTCCGACATGGCCGCGCGTCCCGCTGCGACGGCGGCTTTTGCGGCAGGCCCCACCGGCCCCGGGTTGGTGGTGGCCAACCCGTCCAGATGAGCGAGGCGCTTTGCGGTATCGGCGAGTTCCAAGCCGGCCAGTTCTTTGGCGGGCCCCAAGTCGTTCATCCACTTTGTGGCCTGCTCTGGCCAGCGCAGGGTGACCGGTGACCAGCTCACGGTGCGGGGCTCCATTCAATGGCCTGCATGGCTGGCAGATCGAGGTCGGTCAATGCTTTTGCCAAGGCGGTTTTGAGGCGCTGCGCCTGCTTCAGGGCCGCTTGTTTGAAGTTCACCAGGTGCTGGCCGACGCGGTGCAACTGAGCGGCGCTGTGTTCGACAAACGCTTTCTGGTTGTCGCTGCCATAGCAGGGGTAGAGACCGTCCAGGCCACTGGCAATCAGCCCGTGCAGATTCACCTGATCTTTCAGGGTGCTGTCGTAGCGATAAGGCTCGCCCAAGGCATCGGAGATGAAACCGGACTCGATGTAGTGCGCGCAGCCGGTGTTGATCGCCTCCAGTTTTTGCGGGTACAACTTGCCCAACTGCGTATCCAGATCATCGACCCAACGTCCGTTTTTCCAGATCTGCCCAGGTTCAGGTTTTTTCGTCGTGTAGCCGCCGGGTATCGGGCCGGGGCCACTGAGTGTCAGCGGTTCACCGGTGGCGGTGCTGTAAACGATCAGCCCATCAAAGTAATCCAGCAACTGCCAGCGCTTGCCCGTCCAGCAGGCGATTTTGAATTCGGGCGCCGGCGGCGGTGGCGTCTCGACGCAGCCACCGGGAATCAGAAAAACGCCAGGCTCCAAAGGCGATTCATCGGCCTCGACCGGGCCGATGTACAAACCTAAAGGGTCGGTCTGGTAGACGGTTCTGCTGTTCATGGTCTTCTCGCTCTGTTCAATATTTGATGCAGACCAGCAAGGCCTGGTTGACGGGGCGGGCTTCGGAGCCTCCGGACGCAGCAACGGTTACACCGTGAGCGTGATCACCGACGGGACCGATGCCGACCGCGTGGCTGTGGTCACCCGCGCCATTGATGTGCAGAAAGTGGGCGTGATCCCCCGCCGGGTCTGTGGCTAATGTGTTGACGCGACCATGGCCCACGCCCGCTGCGCCACTGAATGCGACGTTGGGGCCTATGCCCAAAATGTGTTGGTGTGATCCATTGGTCGTGGTGGAACCGGTGTGGTTGTGGTGACCAGCGCTGCCGGTCCATGCGCTGTGGCCATGGTTCCCGGCACCGGCGGTTGAGGCCG